GACTGCAAAGGACACGCTGGTGTTCTGGAAAGTCAGCACTACCCTTTACGGCGCTTACGTCGGGAGCTACGTCTGATGCTGGGTAAGAATCTAATTCAGGCTGCTGCAGGTAACGCCGGTGGCGCTGGCGGAGTGTTAGGTGTTGAGGATGTCTTCAGCACCTGGCTTTATACCGGCAACGGCAGCACGCAGACGATCACGAATGGGATTGATCTAGCGGGTGAAGGGGGGTTGACGTGGATTAAAGCTAGGAGTGTTGGCAATTCACACGTTCTTCACGACACCGTGCGGGGGGCAGGCAAAAGACTAATTACTAATAGCGCTGCAGCGCAAAGTACTGAAACCGATGAGATTACAGCATTTCTAGGGAATGGATTCACACTTGGCAGTGGTGGAAGCATAAACAGCAATGGGCAGACCTTCGCCTCCTGGACGTTCCGCAAGGCGGAGAAGTTCTTTGATGTGGTGACTTATACGGGCACAGGCAGCAACCAGGTTGTTAGCCACAACCTTGGGGCTGTACCTGGATTCATGATCGTCAAACGGCTTGACGCTTCTGGTGACTGGATAGTCTACCACCGCAGCCTGGCGGCCACGGAGCACATGGTGCTAAACGACACTGCCGCTGCTTCGTCGGGCTTGAACCCGTGGAACTACCAACACCCTTACAGTGGGGAGTTTGTTGTTAGGGGCATTAATGCTGTCAATGCTTCAGGCGGCACCTACGTCGCCTACCTATTCGCGCACGATGCTGGCGGGTTTGGCGATGACGAAACAGAAAGTGTGATTAAGTGTGGGAGTTTTAGCTACACGGGCGGCACCCCCCTTGAAGTGAATCTTGGATGGGAAGCTCAATGGGTGTTGGTTAAGAAGACAAGCGGCAGTGACTCATGGTTTTTAGTAGACACCATGAGAGGCATGATTGACGGGGACGGCGCATATGTCCAGCCCAATACATCCAATGCCGAGGGACCATATGGCGTCGCGGGTGCAACCTCAACGGGGTTTATCTTTGATCCTGGAACTCAGATATTTAGCAGCGGAGATTTTATCTACATCGCCATCCGCCGTGGGCCGATGAAGAAGCCTACGGATGCGACGAAGGTGTTTAGCACTCAAGCCATCACAAAATCGTCTAGCCCTACAACCGTAACGACTAACTTTGTTGTTGACTTTGTTTTATTTGGCCAACGTAATGGATCGTCTGTTTTTACAGCATTTGATAGATTGCGGGGTAAGAGCAGGTATCTAACTACTTCTGCAACAGATGCAGAGGCGACTATTGGCGCGCCAGGAGTCGGATTTGAGAGCAATGTGTCATATACAGAAAACTTTATGAACAACACACCCGTGTTGTATAACCTTTTCCGCCGCGCCCCCGGCTTCTTCGACGCGGTGACTTATACGGGCACGGGTGTAGCAAGAACGGTGCCGCATAACCTTGGTGTTGCGCCGGAGTGGATGATTATCATAAAGCGCAACGACTCCTCAAGCCGCACTGTTTACTACGGAGATCCAGCAAGATATATCTATTTAGACTCAGACTTCGGACTTAGAACATCAAACGGTGTGTGGAACAACACACAGCCAACGGATACTTCCTTTACAGTAGGAATTGGCTTCGGTGTCAATGAGTCTTCTTACAATTACATCGCCTACCTCTTCGCCACCCTCCCTGGCATTTCCAAAGTCGGCAGTTACACCGGAACTGGCACCACGCTCAATGTTAACTGTGGTTTTGCATCTGGCGCACGATTCGTGTTGATTAAGCGCACGGATAGCACTGGTGACTGGTACGTTTGGGACACCGCTCGCGGCATTGTCAGCGGTAACGATCCGTACCTGCTGCTCAATTCCCAGGCTGCAGAAGTCACCAGCACCGACTACATCGACCCGCTGAGTTCTGGCTTCCAGATCAGCTCCACCGCCCCTGCCGCCATCAATGCGTCAGGCGGTTCGTACATCTTTTTGGCGATAGCCTAAAACCATGGAACTCCGTAACCGCACCACTGGCGCTGTCATCACCGACAGCCAATTCCGCTCCGAGCATCCCAACACCAGCTTCCCAAAGGTGCTGACGGTTGAGATCTTGAATAGCTTTGACTATGACCCAATTCTTGAGGGTCCACAAGCGCAAACCACACCGCCCTATCAGATCAGCGTGCGGGATGGCATCGTTGAAGTAAACGGGCAATGGTTTACTAAATACGTTGCCGGTCCGTTATTTAAGGACTACACCGACGATGAAGGCGTGGTGCATACTGCTGCCGAACAGTGGGAGGCGTATTGCTTTCAAAAAGATGCCGATCAATCCAAGACTATCCGCGATGATCGCAACAAGCGGCTTGCTGAATGTGACTGGACTCAGCTTGCCGATGCCCCTGTTGATCACGCGGAATGGGCAACCTATCGTCAAGCTCTGCGGGATGTAACCGCACAAGCAGGATTCCCTTGGAACGTTCAATGGCCACAGCAGCCATAATCAGCCTTGGTTTTTTATTGCTGATGAGCTATAGCTTGTTGGCAATCAATCCACGCGAAAACGACTAATGGCAGTAAGGGCAAAGACTGGTACAGGGCGCCTAGAGCACCAAGCCGGGCGTCCTAAAACTACACGTGATGGTTACGGTCAAAACAGCCGCCCACGTCGTCGCGGCAAAAAACCTTTGCGCGGGCAGGGACGCTAACCTATAAAAAAGGTCGGCAGTATGCCTCGCAATGGATCACCACGAAGAGGCACTGATCACAGCCAAACCACCTGAAAGCCCGTTCACACAAATGGTTCCAGCCTTGTTGACCGCTGCGGTGGTCGGCTTAGCTGGTCTTTTTATGCAAGTAGCCAAGCTGGATCAGTCGGTGAATACGGTTGCTGCGGACATCCAGGAACTTAAAAACGACAGCAAGGAACGTCTTAGTGATCTCGAAACCAGAGTGCGTCAGATTGAGATGCGCATCGGCTACAACAAATGAGCGTAGACTGCAAATAACCGCTAACCAATCATGGACTTCATTCAGCATCCTGCTTTTTGGATTGTTGTCGCTGCAGCATCTGAGCTGATCGCTCTGTCCCCTTTGAAGGACAACAGCATCATTCAGCTTGTGTTTCACGCGTTGCGTGCTGTTAAGGGAAAAAAGCTCTGATCAGCTTTGGCAAGGCTGGCTGGCAACGTCGTTTAGAACAGGCCATCAGACAGTGGTGGTTTGAGCTGACATTGCCGGCCAAGCTTGACCAAGCAGAAAAGGAGTGGCACGCCACACAGCCGCCCACAACAGAGCCGCCAGTGATTGTGCATCACGACATTGATCCTGTGCTGCAGACTGGTGATAGCCGCTTGCTTGGTGGCGCAATGAGTATTCACGCACCTTGGAGCGATGACGCAAAACAAGATCCGTCTGATTGATCTGTTTCGGTATTACAAGGTATTGCCGCATCAAATGGCGGCGGTATCTGAGCTTGAGGCTGCGATCAATAAGGCGAACCCGCATATCCTTGGCCGTGATCAAGGGTGGTTTAAGACGTGGAGCCAATCGGGCAAGCAAGAAGACGACCTGCAGCCCGCTGTTGAGCTGATCAAAAAGTTTGAAGGTTGCAAGCTTGAGGCTTATTTGTGTCCCGCTGGTGTCTGGACAATTGGTTATGGCCATACAGGCCCGAACGTAAAAGCTGGGCTAAAGATCACGCAACTTGATGCTGAGGCGTTGTTGCTGTCTGATATTGAGCGCTTTGCCCGTGCCGTTGATACATGGATCAAAGTTGATTTAACGAACAATCAGCGTTGCGCGTTGATCAGCTTTACGTTCAATGTTGGCATTGGTGCCCTGCAGGAAAGCACTCTGCGTAAGCGGTTGAATAATGGTGAAGATCCGGTCAAGGTGGCTATGGAAGAGCTGCCAAAGTGGAACAAAGGCGATGGCAAGATCCTTGAAGGTTTAGTGCGTCGTCGTCGTGCTGAGGTTGAGTTGTTTTGCCATGGCGTGAAGCCGGTCACCAATGACGTAAAACTGACGCCTGATAAGCCGTTTGATTTTCGCGTTACGCCGCACATTAAATATGGCGAGCTTGCATTAAATCAAGAGGCCAGAAGGTTTGATAAACAGCATCAGTGCGATACGGCAATTGTGCTTTGCAATTTCCTTGAACGGGCACGTACTGCGTTTGGCAACAAGCCAATCATCATTACCAGCGGTTATCGGCCACCCAAGGTGAATGCCGCTGTTGGTGGTGCATCACGTAGCGAGCATCTTTACGACGCACCTGACACTGGCGCTGTTGATTTTTATTTGGAAAATGTCAACATTTACGATCTGCAGGAGTGGTGCAAGGTTCACTGGCCGTACAGCTTGGGACTAGGCGCACCAAAGGGTTTCATCCATTGCGGCATCCGTCCGGGACGGCCTAAAGTCCAGTGGGTTTACTGAGGTTCCGTGCTGCTGCCTGATTCTGAGATCCGTGCCCTGTGCCAGTCTCACGCTCTGATTCATCCTTTTAATCCTGATCGTCTAAACCCTGCCAGTTACGACGTGGCACTAGGCGACAACATCATGATTGAGGTGGCTGAAACCCCCGAGCTGATCCGGCACAGCATTAGAACGCATACCAAGGAAGATCCGTATTGGCTGCAACCGGGTGAATTTATACTTGCCGAAACCGAGGAGATTTTTAACCTGCCCGACAGTCCGGCTATTGCGTCTCAATTTGTACTCAAGTCAAGCCGCGCACGCTCTGGTATTCAGCACATGCTGGCTGGATTTTGTGATCCCGGATGGTACGGCAGCAGGCTGACACTTGAATTAAAGAACGTTCGCCAAAAGCATCGTGTTGGCATCTGGCCCGGACTGCTGATCGGTCAAATGGTCTTCATGCCTTTGAGTGATGACCCCGAGAGGTCTTATGCCGAAGTTGGCCATTACAACAAACACGAAACTGTAATGCCATCTTGGGAAACTTTTAACATTCCGGCTAAGCCGCTTAGCTAAGCTCAAGCGGGAGAGACAAGCATCTTGACCGCCTAGTTGGTGAGCTGGGCGGTTTTTTATTGCCTAGTGATCTGGGCCTTGCTCATGCCGCATTTCGTTTGGCAAATCGGGGTTTTGCAGAAAGTGAACAGAGAATTCGTCGTATCCGCGCTGATGTGCCCATAGTTGAACGGCGCCGATTGTTTTGAAAGGTCCGACGCGTGTTCTGTCTGGCAATTTGATGTAATAGTTCATCTCGGTGATTTTCGCTACCGTTTAGGCAAGTCAGTGGTGGCCTTGTGGTTGATCACATTGATGGCACCGAGCTTGTTAGAAAACGTGATGCCAAGCGGCGTTTCAGGGACCAGATACTGTTGCACTTTAATTATCACTGCGCATATTGTTTTGAGCCCTTAGGGCGATCACCGACACTTGACCATGTGATCCCAAAAATCAAGGGTGGCACAAGCAACATGAATAATCTTGTGGCGTGTTGTTTTGGGTGCAATATGTCAAAAGGACATAAAGATTGGCGTGTTTGGTACAGGAGTTTGCCTTTTTGGTCAGAGATTGGAGAGGCAAGGATATTGGATTGGATTAGTCAGGATTAACCGGCAGTCATTTGGTGAAGGTAAATTTCAGCTTGCCAAAGATCGGAGCTGTAACGGCACATCCCTTGATAACAAGTGCGGTAATACATTTCACCGCCTCCTGCGGGTTCTAAAACTTCGATATAACTTCCGCCTTCAAATTCCGTTTTGCTCAACACGGTCGGTTCCATCGTTATACAGGTGGCATTGATCTGCGAACTTACCGTAGGCGCTTTGCTTGGCTTCGGGGAACTCAAATTCGCAGCCGTTACCTCCGTTGTTGACGCGCAACACACTCCAGTGCCTGCAATCCCAGCAGGTCAAGTGGCCACGCGGTTCTGGATCAAGGCTTTGGTATGTTTGGCCTTTTTTAATGCTTTGGTAGATATTGTGAGCCCGAACAAAGGCGGTTTTAAGGTGTGTCGTTTGAAGATCAATAACAACCGTTGCGCCGCCCTGTTTGGGCAGTTTGACTTTGGCACGCCAATTTTCAACGAGCGTTCGCCGTTCTAAAACAACTCTGCCGTTGAATAAATTGATCATGTCATTCGTCTTCGCCGAAGGAAGGCATATGAAAAAGCCGCTCTAATTCAAAATGATCTGGTGGCATTTCATCCGGTGCTTGACCTTCTTGAAACGGGTCGTTGAGATCCCGAATGATGTAGGTGATTGGCGTATGGCGATAGCGCACCTGAAGCGTGCCGACCCGTGGGCTTTTGGCCAAGACCCTAAAACACCAGTTTTCAAACCAGTTCAAAAAAGGAACTTTGATAGCCATAGTTCAAGCCCTTGGTGGCATCAGTTGTGCGATCAGAAGGGTGATAGCAGCATTAGCGTACCGATAACCCAGCTCGCTGTCAGTACAACCAACAGCACGGATGAGATCAGAACGCAAAACGTTGTAATCAAGGTCACGTAGGTTGCTGGCGACTTCG